ACACTAGAAAGGATAGTAACTATCGTATCATACGAAGAGTTTAGCGATTTGGTTGTTAAGGTTGGAGGCGATGACCTAACAACAATGGAGCTAATAGAAGCAATCGCCCAAATCAACTCAATAATTTATGAGGCAACCTGCGATTATGGCTCTACTTAATAAAGTAAATCACGATTTTTTATATCATTGCGAAATACAATATGAGACCAAAGATGGTTTTGATTTTAAATCCGCACTTGGAAATTCATTAGATGATTTAATGGGCGACATAGATTTACGATTTAAAGAACTGGCGACACGAGAACCCAAAATTGTGCAAGTATTATATGACCCCCTACACGAGTCAATAAATATAACACCTAAGATACTATCCCTTATGAAGCTAAAACCCGCATATAAGGGTAAATAGACCCCAAAAACCCCCATTACTACATAGCTTTATTTAATTAAAATAAGCACTTTCAATAATTTTAAAAGAGTTTTTAAATTTGAACACCTAAAAACTAAGGAGATTATTATGCCCAAAGGTCGTGGTACTTATGGTTCAAAGCGTGGGAGACCATCAAAAAAATCCAAAGGAATGAAGTCAAAGAAATTTAAATTTGGCAAAAAAAGAAAATAAAACATCCTTAAAAGCTGAATTGGTTGGCATTAAAAATTTAAAGATTGCGGGAGCGTGGCGAATTGAATTTGATGTGTATGAGTTTGAGACCGAAGCAGTCAAAGATTTAATGGATATGTTAAATAAGCCTGTGGCAATGGGATTAATTCAAATAGATGACTAAACACAAGGACAACAGAAGGAACAATGGACAGTTCAAAAAAGGTCATAAACCTAAGACAATGTGGAAAAAAGGTGAGTCTGGAAACCCCAATGGTAGGCGAAACGCTTATACTGATTTAATTAAAGAATTTAGTTTTCAAAAAGTAAATGATAGAGAGCGTAGGGAAATCATTGTGAATAAGTTATTTCAACTGGCAGAGCGTGGAGATTTAAATGCGATGCGAATGGTGATAGAAAGATTAGAGGGTAAAGCATTGGAAAGACAAGAACGCACAACAAAGAATGAACCGATACAAGTAATGGTAATAGGAGAAGATTAAATGGCTAAAAAAGTAAGTTGGAAATGGGGCAACAAAAGGTATAGTGGGACTTTAATAAGGGAAACTAAAACACACAAATTTGCTAGAACAAAAAGTGGTAAAATTAAAAAAATAAAAAAATGATTCAATGGACACTAAACAATACAAGAAAAAAAATATTAAACGACCCAAACAGGTTCAAAGTTTTAGTATGTGGGAGAAGATGGGGCAAGACTATTTTGTCTCTTATGTATTTGTTGAAAGACCCATTTCAAGAAAACGAAAGACGATGGTTCATTACGCCCACTTATCGAATGGGTCGAAATATAGTGTTTCCTATTCTTCGCCAGATGTTCTCAGGGTTCAATGGAGCAAAGCTAAATGAAACTGAGATGTCTGTTAGGTTTGAAAATGGTGCAGAGTTTGCAGTCAAAGGTGCAGATAATGAACACGCATTGCGTGGTGTGGAACTTACAAAATGCGTAATGGATGAGATGGCATATATCAAGCCTCATGTATGGGAAGAGATTGTCTATCCTATGTTGACAACAACTAAGGGAAGTGTTTTATTTATTGGGACTCCAAATGGTTATGACATTATGTATGATTTATATTCAAGGGGTCAGAGTGAGCCAGATTGGAAGTCATGGCAGTTCAAAACAATAGATGGTGGCTTTGTACCTGCGGAAGAAATAGCACAAGCAAAAAGAACAATGGATGCTAGTGTATTTAGGCAAGAGTTTGAAGCATCGTTTGAAACAACTGGCAATAGGGCAGCTTGGAACTTTGATAGAGATGTTCATGTTAAGAAAGCAAAGGAATTATCTACTTATAAATGGTGGGGCTGTGACTTCAATGTGGACTGGATGTCAGCGACTCTAGCTTGTCAATTTACTGATGGCACAATTCACTATTATGATGAGATAAGATTAAAGAATAGTAACACCGAAGAAATGGCTAGAAAGATGAAAGCTATAGAGCCAAATGTCGAAGTATATCCAGACCCAGCGGGTAGTGCTAGGTCAACGACAAGTAATCGCTCAGACCATCACATACTAAGAGATTATGGATTTTTAATTAGGGCAAAGAAAGCACACCCAAGCCATATAGATAGATTAAACGCATTAAATAGAAAGCTACTAGATGCAGAGGGTAATGTGACAATGACTATAGACCCTAAGTGCAAATTCTTAATAAAAGATTTAGAACAAGTGCAGAGAGATAAAAGGGGAGGGATAGACAAGTCTAACATAGAGCTAACTCATGCATTGGATGCTTGTAGCTATGCGATTGCATACAAGTTCCCAGTTATTAGTAAAGCCTCAAGAACAATAAAATGGTAATAATATGATAAATTTTGGCAGAACAGTTAATCAAGTAGTCATCCCCGAACTATCTGAACAAGTAATACTAGCGACAGTTGCAAAAGCAGAACAAGAGTTTAAAGAAAAAGAAATGGCGGAAAGAATGACTGCTATGGATTTCTATTATAACATCAATATGGATAAGCACATTGAACAATATTTTTCTAGTGAATCATTGCAACAAATTCCAACATTCCCGCAAAAAGTAGTGCCTAGATTTTCAAGGGCGAGAATGATGCTATATAAGAATCCACCTAAAAGAATTATTGGTGGAGAAGAAAACGATGATTATAAAAAAATAGCATATATGCTAGACAGTCAAACTAAATGCTTTAGTGAGTTAGCTTGGTTGCTTGGGAGTTGTCATTTTAAATCTAAATTCAATGAGCGTAAGCAACGACTGGAATACGAAATACTTCCATTTGTAAAAGAATACTATTTAAGTGGTGATTCAGAGCCTTATGGATATAGTTATGAAATAGACAAAGGTAATAATAAAGATAGACAATATGTTTTTTGGTCTGAAGATAGAGATGGTATGCAAGGAATGCATTTTAAGTTTAATCAAAAGGGTAATCGCTATGCGGTTAATGGTAATGAGGACATGATTAACCCCTATGGGATTACACCTATATCTAAAGTTGTTTACCCGTCATCTAGTTATGATGTAATTAGAAGTGCTATTCAAATTGGTATTGCTATGACAGAGATTGCATTAAGTGTTCGTAGTAGATTAGGACAACCAGTCTTTACTGGGATAGATGAGGGGCAATCAGTAATTAAATCTGGTATTGATTCGGCTATAATTCTACCAGAGGGTGCGACATTTCAATATGTATCACCTAGTGGCGGTATCAATGAGATGATTGAAAGTGTTAAAGCGTTTGCTAATCAGACCGCAGAAAATAATCACCTAAGAATACGATGGGGCGAATCGGGAGGCAATTCGCCATCAGGTGAAGCGTTAAGAATATTGGAGATAGAAAACCTAGAGTCAAGGGAAAGCGACATTCCTTACTTTAAAGAATGGGAGCATAGCCGATATGAAATAGATAGAACCATATTAGAAAAGCATGGGGTTATGAATCTAAATGAAGATTTGTCTGTTGACTTTGGCGAGGTGTCTTACCCAATGAGTGTTGACCAAGAATTAAAAATGCTTGATTGGAAATTAGCTAATGGAGTTATGAGTAAGCGTGATTTATTATTGTATTTCAATCCAGATATGAGCGATGAGGAATTAGCATCTAAGATGGGAGAAGTGCAAGAAGAAAAGCAACAAGAGCGTGAAGCACAACAACCAGTGAGTCAGATTGAAAGAATACTAAATGCCTGATAATGTAGATAAAGCAGTTGAATCATTTATGTCTAGTATTGAAAAAATAGAAAACGAATTAAAAGACGATTTGGAAAAATTAAGCTATCGAATGAAAGACATGACAGAGACCGAACTACTTCAAACAACTAGGAGGTTAAATTTTTTACAAGAGTTAGTTGAAAAGGGTTATGGTGATGAGATTAACAATTTAATGAATGAGTATGATGTGCTATTAGCACAAGCAGTCAAAGAAGCAAAAAGACGAGGGATTCCACCATTAAAATCAGAAACAGTTCAAGCATTGCAACAATTAAAAGACCTAGACACAGAAATATTATTAGGTAGAGCAAGTGCCTTTAGCAATGATTTAAAAAAGCTTTTATTTACTAATATTTATAGTGGTTCTAGTATTGGTAGTATTGTTGCTCAATTAGGTGAAACAAGTTTAGCCACCCATCAATTAAATGTGGCGGTAAATACTGGGTTGAGACAATTTAGTGATTTCAGTAGATATAATATTTTTAAGGGAGAAGATGTTAAGTGGACTTATGTGGGTACTCAAGATTCAAGAACACGCCCCGCTTGTGTATCAACTCATAATAATGAACCATCTAAGGGATATACAGAGGCACAAGTAAATGATTCAGATACTCCATTTGGTGTAAGGGGTGGATTTAATTGCAGACATAGTTGGATGGTATTATGAAGTTATTTAATCTTGTAAAAACAGACACAAAAGATTGGAAAATAATTGGCGGTAAGTTAGCCACTAGAATAGTAAAAGATTCAGATAGGGGCATTAGTCAAGATAAAAATGGGAAACCATTTAAGGCTTACAGTTTAAATTATTCTATTAAAAAATCAATAGGTAAGGTAGGTAAAAAAGGAGTCTCAAAAGATAGGCAAATATCACCACCTAATTTAAGATTAACTGGTAAGATGCTAGATTCCATTAAGGCTCAAAACGCAACTAAAACAAGTGTAGAGATTTTGTTTGCTGATGGTGAAAAAGTAATTGGACACTCTAAAAAAAGAGGCAACAAACCAAAAAGAAATATTTATGGGTTAAATGAAAACAATCAAAAGTTTTTAGAAGATTATTTATCAAAAAAAATAGAAAACAATATCTTGCGATTTATTGCTAAAGATATAGAAATAGACTTAAACATATAATGCCTAAGAAAAAAGATTCAAGATTAGCAAGAGCGGGAGTCTCTGGATTTAATAAACCTAAGAGAACTCCAAGCCATAAAACTAAATCTCATATTGTTGTTGCAAAGGAGGGAAATAAAATAAAAACAATTAGATTTGGACAACAAGGTGTTAAGACTAATCAAACGCCAAAACAACGAAAAGCGTTTAAAGCTAGACACGCTAAGAATATTGCAAGAGGTAAGATGTCTGCTGCGTGGTGGGCAAATAAAGTTAAATGGTCACCAAGTAAGACCAAAAGAAAATAAAGATTTTTAATAACCAAAATGGAGGACAGTATGTCTGAAGTACAATCAGGGGTAAAGGTAGAAAAAGAAATACCAAACCCAATGCAAGACGAAGCAAAAGAGGTGGCAACTGATAGCCAAACACAAGCAACCGAACCTAGCTCTGAAGTTGGTAGCTTGATTGCAGAAAGCAAGAAGTATAGAAGCAGGGCACAAACTGCTGAAGATGAACTTTCTAAATTGCAAAAAAAGTTAGAAGCCGATAAAGAGACACAGATGGCAGAGCAGAATAAATGGCAAGAACTTGCAGAACAAAGAGGTTCTAAACTTCAAGAGCAAGAACCAGTCATAGAAGCTGCAATGAAACAATTAGAAGCATTGAGGGAAGAAATCTTAGCAGATATGGATGAAGAAGATAGAGAAACTTTTGGCGATTTACCGCTAGATAAACTCAAAGCTATCCATAATAAATTGAAAATTGAAACTAAAGCCGAGATAGCACCTACAGATGGAACTCCCGCTAGGAGTGCTAATCCAGAAAATAAAAACTGGGTTGACTTATCTGACGATGAGAGGCGTTCTAATTGGGGCAATATTTTAGATGCATATCGTAGGCGATAAATAAGGAAATGAATAATGGCTAAACATTATCAAGGTAGTCCTGTTACTACCACAACAGACCAACATTTCATACCAGAAATTTGGATGGATGGAATCTATAAATACTTCGAAAGAAAAACTGTTTTTCGTGGTTTAATTGATGACTATAGTGCCATATTTGGCGGTGCTGGTTTTGGAGATGTATTACATATCCCTGAAATGAGTATTATTAGTGCGAGTGATAAGTCTGCGGGTTCAGATGTATCTTATGATGCAACTGTAACCACAGAGACTCAGTTGACAGTTAATAAACACAAATATGTCGCAAAGTTATTTGAGGATGTAGCTCAAATACAGTCCAACGCAGACCTAGTTGCTAAATACTCAAGAATGATGGGTGAGTCTCTTGCTCGTCAAGTTGATGCTGATATATGGGCAGAGTTAGATGGTTTAAATCAAACTCAAGCATTGTCTGCTGACGATACTTTAACCGCTGCAGTATTTGAGGCTGCTCTTGCTACTCTTGGCGAGAACGATATACCTTACATGGATGGCGAATGTGCAATGGTTGTTAATCCAACTCTATTTGCTGACATTCTAAATCCATCTGCTGGTATTGCTCAGTATTTCATCAGAAATGATGCAGTCGGAGAAGGAAATCGTGGACTTAGGTCTGGAATGGTTGGAAGCCTCTATGGTATTGATGTATATATGTCTAATACTGTAAGCACTGGTGGCACTAGCTCTACAATCCCAGGTGCTATTTTTCACAAGACAGCTTGTGCTATAGCAGTTCAGAACGAAGTTCGTGTCCAGTCTGAATACTCGATTGACGCATTAGGAACGAAGGTCGTAAGCGACCTGCTGTATGGCGTAAAGTTGATTGATGATTCTGATAATAAAAGAGGCGTACGCTTCTTGAATGTAGATTAATTATAAATCTATCTTAACAAGTGGGGCATGATTCGCTCTGCCCCACATTTTAAAAGGAGCATAAAATGCAATATTGGAAAAATTTTAATAACGGTAAACTGGAAAGAATAGAAAGTGAAAATTTTGAAAAACACCCAGAAAAACTCGAATCTTTAGAGAGTCAAGGCTATACTCGAATAACATCAGAAAGCGATGATAGTCCCTATTCTAAACCTAAAAAACGCATATTAAAAAAGAAAAAGAAATCTAAGAAGTAACGCTTTCAAAAAGTTTATTTCTATTTTTAATTTATAGTAGTAATTATAACTCATTCACGCTCACCATAGCTTAGAGAGGCAGAGAAAATGGCAGATATACACACTTATTCGGTACAAGAAGCATTAAACACAACAGTCGGAGGCGAATGGACAGTCGCATCTGCGGGAACGGCAGGTTCTAGTGCTAATGTAAATAATTCAACACACTTAGCACTAAAAGCATCTAGTGGAACTATTGGAATTTATAGTGCGGTGGACATTTATTTTAATTTTGCAACAAGCGGAACAGATGTAAATGCATCAAATGATTTACTACTCCCCAAAAACACGCTCACATTTATTACAGTTCCAAGAGGACTAGGCAATACAATATATTTTAATTATAATTCAACATCAACCACAACGGGAGCGGTAAGGATAGTAGAATGTTAAAAGGAATGATTAGCTCAGTATCAAGTGGTGGTTTACTTAGTGGAGGGACAGTTACAGGTGACCTCACTATCACAGGAGATTTAAAAGTAGAAGGTGGTGGCTCATTTACTTATGATGAGATAGTTACTGGAACATTTCAATTAGATAGTAGTGCATCTACTACTCAGTTAATGATTTCAAATAGTGCTACGGATGGTGACCCATTTATAACTTGGATGACTACTGGCTCAACTGCCTATTCAATGGGTATTGATGATGGCAATAGTGATAATTTAGTTATTGCTCAAAATAGTAGTTTAGCATCAGGTCAATTAATAAACATTACTCAATCAGGCAATGTTGGGATTGGAACTGCCTCACCCAGTAGTCTCTTGGATTTATCTCATAGTGCAAGTAGAACTACTAAATCAATAAATTTAACTCGAACTGTTACTGGAAATACTTCAGCTACAAACAGAGCAATTTTATTCGATATAAATAAAACTAGCACAATGGACTCAGGTGCAACGCTTACTTATGATGCTATGCATATTGACCTTGATGATGCAGGTGCAGATAACGCTGCATCTACTGTTAATTTAACAGGATTAAAAGTTGATGTTAATTCAGACGATGCTACAGGAACTACAAAAAATGTAGGATTAAATGTTTCTGTAGGTGGTGCAGATACAAATATCGGGGCTATAGTTAGCGGTGGAGGTCTTTATCTTGAGGGAACTACTGGCATAGGATTTATAAATGCTAGTACAACACTTTTAGATATATGGTGTAATAATTCTACAAGATTTAAAATAGAGAATTATGGTGGAGCTTGGATGTTTAGGTCAGATAATGCAACTGGACCTGCTATGGTAAGTTCCGCATCAAGCACTACTAATCCTGTATTTAGAACACATGGATACGCAGATACTGATGGTGTAGGTGGTGGTGATGACCAAGTAGCATTAATTACGAATGCAGTTTCAAGATTAATTGTTGATTCCAATTCTCGTGTTAGTCTTAGTAATAATGATAGTGGTGGTACAGGTGGAGAAGATACCACAACTGGGAATACTGTATTTGGTTACTTAGCTGGTAACAATATTGATTCAGGGAGTGTTAATAATGTTTTTATTGGACATCAAATTGCTAGTAGTTCTAATATTTCTGATGCTACAAGGAATGTACTTATTGGTGGAAATTCAGGCAGAGATTTAACAACTGGGGATAGTAATGTTTCAATGGGTTGGAACGCAGCAAGAAGTATAAGTAGCGGAGAAAAAAATACATTCTTGGGAGACCAAGCTGGTCATGGAGTTAGTCAAAGAAGTAATAATGTTTACATCGGATTTGAGTCAGGTAAACTTGTAGATGGAGCAGGTAACAATACAGCCGTAGGTTATCAATCTATGCTTTCATCAGGAACTGCTGGAAACAACACATCTGAAAACAATACCGCAGTTGGATATCAAAGTTTATATTCAATCACCACAGGCGATACAAATGTCGCTTTGGGTGGTAGGGCAGGTTATAGTTTAACAACTAGCACAGGTAATGTAGCCGTAGGGCAGGGTGCATTAGACCTAGCAACAACACAAGCTGATTTTAATATAGCGATTGGTCAGGATGCCATAAATGGTAATTGGACAACTGCTGATGTAAATGACCTTGTTGGAATTGGAAGAAATGCATTATCTGGAGTATTAACTAATACAGCTAACGGCACAATAGCAATAGGCTATCAAGCATTAACTGCACTTACTTCAGGAGCAGGTAATGTTGCAGTCGGATACGAATCAGGAAAAATGATGACTACAGGGGCTGGTAATACTTCTTTAGGTTATGATGCTTTAAAAAATGTAGTTAGTGGAAGTGGCAATGTAGCAATCGGACACGAAGCAGCAGAAGGGTTTGAAAATGGTGAAACTGGCAATATAGCTATTGGATTTGAGGCAATGGCTTTAGCAGATGAGGGAAGTGGTTCGGGCAATGAAATTGATAACAATATTGGTATTGGGTATCAAGCATTAACAATGGGAGATTTTGGTAGTACAGGAAGTAGGGTTGCAAAAAGAAATATTGCGATTGGTAGTTATGCTCTTAATTCAACTGGGACAAATTCACAGACTGGAGCTATAGCAATAGGATACGAGGCATTAACTGCTCTTACTTCAGGAGTACAAAATACAGCAGTTGGATATGAAGGTGCTAAAGGAATTACAACTGGTTCATACAATGTAGTAATGGGATATGCATCCTTAGATGCAGCTGATGGTGGAGAATCTAATAATATTAGTATTGGTACTAATGCGATGGGTTCTATTAATAATGATGCATCAGACCATAATGTAGCTATTGGAGATTCTACTTTATTAGGTGGAACAGGAACAGTAACAAAGAATGTTTGTGTTGGTAGCAATACAATGGGAACTGGAGTTGGTAACAATGACCAAACTGGTACAATTGCGATTGGTTATGATGCATTACAAGATTTAACAAGTGGAGCTGGTAACACAGCTGTAGGATACCAAGCATTAAGGTTAGCAACAACAGCTGGGGCAAATACTGTAATGGGATACCAAGCAGCTCCACTTTTACTTAGCGGAACTTACAATGTTGTTCTTGGTAGAGAGGCTATGTTAGCAGCTGATGGCTCTGAATCATCAAATGTTGCTATTGGTCAAAGCAGTATGGGTGGTGTTAATAATAATAGTACAGCTCAAAATGTAGCTATAGGTAGAAATTCATTAGTTGGTGGGACAGGAGCAATAACAGATACTATTGCTATTGGATATTTTGCAGGTGATGGAATGGGCAATATTGGAACTTCCAATTCTATTTTTATAGGTTCTAATGCAGGTGGAGGAACTGTTGCTAGTGATGCATCAGGCTCTAATAACAATATTGCTATCGGTACTAATGCTTTAGATGGTGCTTTAGATGGAGCATTAAATAATACTGCTATAGGTACAAGTTCTTTGGGAGCTTTAACAAGTGGCGATAATAATATTGCTATCGGTTATGAAGCTATGACCGCAGCTACAACTGCTCAAAGTAATACTATATTGGGTAATTATGCAGGACACGACATCACTACAGCTGGGTACAATACATTAATAGGATTTGGAACTGGTCAAAGATTAGTTACAGCAACAAGCACCAACAATCAACATAATACTTATGTAGGTTATCAAGCAGGAGCGCTTTCAACTGGATATGACAATGTTATCTTGGGTTCAGAGGCTGGAGATGCTTTAACAACAGGAAATTCAAATGTAGTTATTGGTAGAAACGCTTTATCAACTGCTCAAACTGTTACTGATTGTGTTATAATTGGTCGTGAAACTGGAAATGCGATTGCAACAGGTGTAGCTGCAGCTGGAATTGTTGCAATAGGAAGTTTTGCTTGTAATGATATAAATAGTACAGATGCAAATTATACGATTGGTATAGGCTACTTAGCAGCTGCAAATGTAACTTCAGGTCAGCAAAATATGGCAGTAGGGTATACTGCTTTAGAAGATTGTACAACTGGTGATTACAATACCGCTCTAGGTTATAGTGCAGCGAAAGATATTACCACTGGTAATGGAAATGTTGCTATTGGAGTAGGAGCATTAGCAACTCATGTAACTGGAATAAATAATGTTGCTATCGGTTATGGGGCGATGACAAATACTGATGCAGGTAATAATTCAAATGATTCAGACTACAACACATTTATAGGATGGGCATCAGGTAATGGAGCTTGGGCAGATTTTAAATCAGAATACAATACAGCGCTTGGTGGGGCTAGTATGGCGGGAGCATTAGAAGCAGCTGTATATAATGTTTCTCTCGGGTATAGGTCGTGTGAAAATTTAACAGCCGGAGATGGGAATACTGTGGCTGGAGGTATAGCAGGTGCAAATATCACTACTGGGTTGGCAAATACTTGTATAGGTTATAACTCAGCAACTACTTTAACAACTGGTAGGTATAATACTTATATTGGTCGAGATGCTAATGCATCTGCTAGTGGGGTAGAAGATGAAATAGTTTTATGTGCAGGAGTTGGTGGATTAGCAGGGGCTGGTACAGAAACAGTTAGAATAGGTGTTGATTCAGATTATATTACTAATGACTTTGGTGAAAATGCTACATGGACACATTCATCTGATAGAAGAATTAAAAAAGATATAGAAGATTCTGAGTTAGGTCTTGATTTTATTAATGATTTAAGACCAGTCACTTTTAAGAAAAAAGCACCAAGTGAATATCCTCAAGAGTTTGAACAACATGACTCTAGTGTAACAGAGCGTAAAAATCCTGATAAAAAGCATTATGGATTTATTGCTCAAGAAGTTAAAGAGGCAATGGATAAAGCAGGTCATTCAGAGTTTCCAGTTTGGAAAGAAAACAAAGATGGTATGCAAGAACTTGGCGAAACAGAATTAATCACACCATTAATTAAAGCAGTTCAAGAGCTATCTGCTGAAGTAAAATCGCTCAAGAAACAATTAGAGGAAAAGTAAATGAAAAACTACAAAGCAATGAAATCAGCTAAGAGCTGGTCTGTAAAGAAAGCTAAAGTGGTTGACCGACCAGCAATTTCTGAAGTCAAAGATGATGATGGAAATGTTGTAAGAGCAGCTGAAATTGAACAATCACACGATGAATTACAGCTAGTTAGAAAGCAGTTTGACTCAAGTAATGGTAAAGCACTAGATGATTCTGTTCAGTCTTACAATCTAAGCGATGTTGCTAATCGAATACAGGAATGTAAAGATAGAGCATCTGAAGCACAGGCAGAACAAGCTGATTGGGAAGAACTAGAAAAAGATTTAAAAGCACTTTAACAATAACAAACAAAGGAGTACATAATGGCTAAAAAAGAAAAAGAAAAGCCTGCAGTCCTTACTCTTGATGAAAAAGAGTATGTCATTGATGAGATGACTGATGAGGAAAAAATGCTATTAAACCACATTAACGATATGCAAAGCAAAATTAATGCTAATCAGTTTATGCGTGATCAGTTAGAAGTTGGGAAAGAAGCATTTATAGGTAAACTGAGGGAATCTCTTGAATCTGAACCTGAAGAGGTTGAAGTAGAGGCATAATGCTTGTTCGTAAATGTGCAAAAGGTAATAAGGTTTATATTTTTAAACCTAGAACTAAAGAAAATGTAACATACAAATTTAGTGATGATGAGACAGTTTCTTTTGATGCACAGAACAAGAGTTATATAGTTACAAGTGATGGGGTGGTAATTAAAAGAACTGATTCTTGGATTACCGCCCAATCCGCTTTTTTTAAAGAAGCAGAAGATGAAATAGAAAACATTGAAGCAGGTAAACACACATTAGTAAATGGGGTTGCTAAAAACATATGAGAAACAATAGTGGAAACTCATTGGCAGAATTTGCTGTTACTATGGCTATCATGGCTACTTTGGCTACTACCGCAGCTCCTGCTTTTAGTCGTATCGGTGAGGGAGCTAAGGCAAAGCAAACCAGAGCTAACCTTGAAAAGATTACAAAAGCATCTTCGATGTGGTACAACCAACAAGTTGAAGTAAATGGAATGGGTAAATTTCCAAGTCAAGCACATAGAACAAGTAGTATTGGAGTATTAATTGATAATAATAACAATAGAAGAATTGAAGTTGAGGAATTAACTGATGCTGAATTTGTTCCTGTATTTAATGACACAAGTTTTTTACACTTGTTTGACAACGACACAATCAAAAGTCCCTATCAAAATGGTCGTTATGAATATGCCATTATTGGTGGGTCTGGTACAGGCAATAGTATTGTTTCTCCAATCTTTGTTGTGGTAGACACAGAAAAACCTGAAGATTTTTATAAGTATTATAAACCATAGAAAATATGTCTGATGATAAACCTAAAACAGCAAGATCATATCGTGGGGCAGTCGTGGATGATAACGCCATTATTAGTATTAATATTAAGTGGCTTATTCAAATGTGCGTACTTGTCGCTGGATTTGTTTATTCGTACTATCAAATTGTCTATAGAATTGGAGAACTTGAACGCAGAGTATCAAATTCAGATAATACAATTACAGAACTGGTAGAAAAACATATAGAAGAAGAAAATAAACGATATGAGCAAATGGAAGAAGATTTAAAATGGCATCAAAAACTATTAAAAAAGAAGAAGAAGTAAATGGAAGAATTTATAGCGATATACTCAGAAATGGGTATGATAGGTGTCGTAGGGGCTATGTTTATGTTTATGGTTTACTCTATGAACAAAAGAGGAAACGAACAAGCGGAAGCCCTGCAGAACCTAAAAATAGAAAATAAGGGTCAAAGTGAAACACTTGAGAATATGGAAAGTATGGTCATTAAACTTATTGGCAGATGGAATCAATCAGATGATAAATTGGATAGAAAGTTTGACTCCCTTAACAAAGAAATTAATGACTTGGATAATCAAGTTTCAGAAATAAAAGGTAGCCTGTCAAGGGTAAATGGTAAAAATGGATAGCGTAAAAGTAGCATCAGCTAGTGTAGCAAATTACGGACTATCATTAACTAATGCTAGTTTAACATTACAATGTGTAGTGGCATTGCTAACAATAGTCTATTTAGTATTAAAAATAAATAAAATAAGGAAATAATATGGATTTTAAATCAATAATGTTATCAGTAGCAGAATCTCAAGCTGATCAATTTAAAGAAAAAGCAGTAGAGTGGGTTCAGTCTGATGAATTTCAAGACGAATTAGCTACTAAAATAAATGCAAAAATTGACATACCTTTTGTTAGTGAAGATAAAGAACAAGTGTTTTTTGAAAAGTGTGTAGATTTAGTTGCAGATGTTGTAGAGGGATTATTTAAAGGTAAGTAATGCCTAAAAAAAGAGATCCTAGGTTAAAAAGATATGGCTTAAAAGGCTTTAATAAGCCAAAAAGAACAAGAGGTCATAAAACTAAATCTCATGTTGTTTTAGCAAAGTCTGGTGGTAGGGTAAAACTTATTAGATTTGGGCAACAAGGAGTAAGTGGGGCTGGTAAAAAACCTAAGAGTGCAGCTCAAAAAGCAAGACGAAGGTCATTTAAAGCTAGGCACAGAAAAAATATAGCAAGAGGAAAAATGTCCGCAGCATATTGGGCAAATAAGGTAAAGTGGTAATATGGCTAAAAAAGTAAGTTGGAAGTGGGGAAATAAAAGATACTCTGGCACTTTAATCAGAGAAACAAAAACTCACAAATTTGCAAGAACTAAAAATGGTAAAATTAAAAAAATAAAAAAGAGAGGAAAAAAATAATGCCTAAAGGAAAAGGATATGGTTTTGGTAAGCCAAAATCTAAAAAGAAAAGAAAAGTAAAAGCAAAAAAGAAAAAGAAAAAATAATGTATCGTTTTGGAAAAAGGTCTAGAAGTAGGCTAAAAGGCGTTAAGCCTGAGCTTGTAAATGTTTTAAATGAACTTATTAAAATAATGGATGTAACTATTATTGAGGGATTAAGAACACAGGAAAGACAAGACGAATTAGTGGATAAGGGTGCAAGTAAAACAAAATACTCTAAGCATATTGAAGGTAGAGCTGTAGACCTTGCACCATACCCTATTGACTGGGAGGACAGAGAAAGATTTCATTACATGGGTGGAATGATTAGGGGTATAGCTAAAAATATGAATGTAAATGTTCGTTGGGGTGGAGACTGGGATAGTGATGGTGAGATAGCAGATAATTCATTCGATGATCTAGTTCATGTGGAACTCAGGAGTTAAGTTCCTTAACTTTTGTATTGTATTAAACACTATAAAATATTAAAATAGGAATACTATGGCTTATTGTACAAATAGAGATTTAAAAGATGTGTTTCCATCTATTGATGAATTTGACACAAAAACTCCTATCTACGGATGGGTAGTTCACAGCAGTTCACTATATAGGGCAGATAATTGTGGTTTAATTACTCAGTTATTTGCTAATGGTCAGGACTTAGGTTCTGCTGAGGCAAATAGTGGGGTAGTAAATGCTAATGGAGAATGGTTTTATGAATCATCATTAGATGCTGTTTATTATTATAATAGTGCTACTAACCCCAATGATATGTTAATGGAGTCTGGTGATGATTGGGCAACATTAAAAACAAGATACATATCAAACGCTGAAAAATACCTTGACTCTAGGCTAGATGGTAAGTTGCCTAGAAAACAATTTAAAGACCAAGATGGTAATTATGATTATATGATTATTAGAACAACTGCTCTCATAGCCTGCGCTTTTTTAATAAGGGCATCACAACCAACATCTGAAGTAGCAGATGCTTTATTCAATGATGCAGAGCAAAACATTACAGCTTTAAATACTGGTAGCGCAAAACTGTCTTGGCAAACAACTGGTGATTCCTCTATGGGGGTTATAAGGGAAGGTACAGTTAATGGTAATCTTAGGATTGTAGATACTAGAGGGGCTTATTACGGAATATACGATAAAATAGGAGTTAAGATCACCACAGCTGGGGCTATGGGGACTGCTAAGTATTCTGTATGGGAATCTGATTCTACTAATCTTGGTAGTGAAAAAATGAATAATGGTGATACTGCCAGTTATGTTGAGACTATAAGTGGTGATTATCAGCTACTTAGTCGTGGTTTAGATTTAAGATTTGCTGGTGACACAGCAGACACAGCCACTATTAATGATTATTGGGAAATTGAGGTTCATGGTAAGTATGAACTAACGGATGGTGGAATGCCAATGTCTATGAGGGCAACTCGTAGATGATTACATTTGTCAATATCTGGGATGATAAGATATTAGACACTATTCGCACTTTCTTAAATTCTGAATTTGCTGGTAGCATCCCTGTTTACACAGGAGACTTTAAAGACATGGGAAACCAGTCTATAAGACTTAATCCTGTAGGTACGAATTTAATTGAGCGTATGTCTACAGGAGAGCTTAGAGAGTATATAATAGATGTATCATATACTTTTAAAGAAAAAACAATTAAAAAAGATACTTGGGAGCATATACTTCGTCAAGTATCGCACATAGAAGGTCTATTCTTTCAGAATCAGAGCAATACCTTTTTTGATGGTAGGTTATTAACTTGCCGTATTAATGAGATAGAAGATGACGAAGCATTAATTGAAGGTTTAAATGTGATGAGATGGGAATGGAGAGGTAAATACTTAGGCAACATATCATAAAGTAATAAGGAATAAGATATGAAAGTAAAGTTAAAAAAAGATGAAAAGCTATCATCTAATTACAATTTTTGTAATTTAGAACATAAAGATTGGGTAGCTTTAAATCAGGGTAAAAGTGTTGAGTTAGACATTGTACCAGATCAAATAAAAGATAAAATAGAAACAAATTCAAAGAAAGAGGTAAATAATGGCTAACGCAGTATTTTCACCAAGAGATTTTCAAGCATGGGTAATTGAAGAAGCTGCCTGTGGAACAGCACCAACTTTTACATCAAATGCTTATCAGCTAGATGTAGATTCAGTAGCTTTCCCTAGTTTAAACCCAAATCAAGTTGCATCAGTAAGGTCAAGAGCTGGCAAAGTATTACATAAAGATGATTTTTTCCAAGACAATGAAATGAGAGCGGTTGAGGTTACTCTTTCAGGAACATTTCGCAAGGATGTGGGAACAACAATTTTAATGCAAAGTGTAACTGGCTCTACAATAGGGACTGCTGTTGCTGATGTTGAAGTTGCTACAGCTGCTACTGGAGTTTCTGGTTTATATGGAGAGTCAGCTGGGGATAAGACATTTACACTAATACTACACCCACCAGACACCACAGATGGCTACAACACAGTTTTAACTGGCTGTTTGTGTACTAGCTTTACTATTTCTGCTGATTCTGGCACAGATGGTGGTGTCTATAAATTCAGCGCAACTATATCAACTGGTTTTAATCCAACAACTAATAATACAGACAATCCCGGCAATAATACCTTTGGGACATCGTATATTAGCGTTACAGGATTGAGTACTAAAACAGTTGCCGCAGCAAGCGTTGTAATGACAGCCTTTGATGTAACTATTGAAAGCCCTGCAATTTATACTGGTTTTTCAAGTTCGGGATACCAAGCGTTTAGTAGAGGTGAAGAAATATCAATAACTGCAAATGCTACAGTTAAATATGATGCAGCATCAAGAGGATTGTATCATAATTTTAATGGTCAAACTGGTATTACCGATGGGAATATGTTTGTTATGACTCAGGGAACAGCAACGGATTGCTCAATCGCTATCCCTGATGGCATTCTTACAGATGTTACTTTTAACGAAGGTGATGCAATGATGTTAGATGTAGCCATAAAAGCAGTTACAGGGGATCAAGCACCTATTACATTTGACCTAGCATAATGAAGAGTATCAAACTTGCTACTGACAAAGAAGTAAAATTAAAAGAAATGTCAGTAGACGATATAGATTTCTGCAATGATGTTCCTGAAATGAAATACGATGGGGAAAGTCTTGTAGCAATTAAAAATCTATCTAAAGCTAGAACTGCATGGATTAGAAAAGGAGTTGAGGGCGCAGATGATAAATTTATTAAGTCCTTGACAGATGACGAGAAGAATGAGTTATCAGTTGCTATTCAAGAGTATCAACGCTTGGGGGAGTAGAAGCCCTCACACTAGAATACAACATTCATGTAGCCAATCATTGTGGGGGTTGTATGTATCATACATACCCATATAAAGCTCAAATTCCTATCTTAATCGAAGGAAAATATGAGACTAGAGTATTTACATCAAAGAGTGATGTAGAGTCTGTTATTGAGCTTTTAATTGATGAGGTCAAACAAACAAATAAAAAAGGTAGCAATTTTAATATAGCTCAATCTGTAGTAAAACAGTTACCTTTTTTTGCTTGTCCTAATGCACTTCTAGATTCTCAATCACAAAAAGATATTTCTAGGTATATATATTCTCAGCAATTTGGTATTAATCCACATAAAGGAACATACGGAGAGCAACCAAGTAAGTGGATAGAAAAAAGTTTTTTAATAAAAAACGCAATAGAGCGTAAGAAATCAGAGGCTATAAATCATGGCAAGTAAAGCACAGCAAACAGTAACAGTAGAATTTAAAGCAAAAGGCGATGATGTATTAATTGCAACAATTAAAAAACTCAATGAAGCAACAAAAGCCTTAACTAAGACACAAAACAGTATTACTAAAGCAGAAACAAAAAAAACAGTTTCTAGTAAATCTCACAGAAAAGCCGTAGAAAAATTAAGAGTTGCTTTACAATTAGAAGGTAAAAGTTTAAAAGATTTAAAAGTTCCTCTTTCTGAATATAAAAGAGCATTAAGAGGTAATGATTTAGCCTTAGCAAGGTTAAGAAAAACAACAAAAAAATATGTTAGAGATTTAAAAGGTTTTTCACATAGAACTAGAATACTTGGAGGAACTCTTGCGGTATTAAGATCAAAATTATTGTTGTTTAATTTTGCTGTAGGTTTTGCTATTAGAGCTGTAGGAAAATTTGCAACAACAGCATCAAAAGTTGAAAATATGGAAAGAGCCTTTGGCACATTATCAGGCTCTACTGACGACTCTCGTGTTGCACTAGAAAAGTTACAACAAGCTACTAATGGCACTATGTCTGAGTTTGATTTATTTCAACAAGCAAATAATGCTATGATTCTTGGAGTAAGTACAAATTCAGATGAAATGGCTGAAATGTTTGACATTGCCCAAAGACTTGGTAGGGCATTAGGTAGGGATACAGCATCATCTGTTGAGTCTCTAGTAACTGGTATAGGTAGACAGTCTAGGTTAATGCTAGACAACATTGGTATTATTGTTAAATCAGAAGAGGCTTATGAAGCATATGCTAAGAAACTAGGAATTAGCGTTGATCAATTAACAGATCAAGAAAAGAAAACAGCATTTTTAGAATCAGCTATGGAATCAGCTAGGGCTAAAGTAGAAACCCTAGGAGATGAAGTGGTTACCAATCAAGATGTATATGATCAATTAAGCAGGGCAACAAGTGAATTAGCAGTTGCTACAGGCGAGGTTTTACAACCTGCGCTAACTACGACAGCAAAAGCTTTTACTTCTGTATTTGAATCTGCAACAAAATATTTAGATTCAATAGCGTTAGCAGATAAACCTATTAAAGAATCAATGTCTAATGAACAAAAATTATTAATACTTGTAGCTAGAAGAACAAAGTTAGCAGGTGAATTAGCAGAAATGCAAAATGATGTTTTTGGGTTAGAGGAAAGTGAAAAAGAAATAAAACTTAAAAAAAGAATAGCTAGGATTGGTGAGCATATTAATAATATTAACCTTGGGCAAAAAGATTCTATTATTAAAATTGCTGAAGCAATACAGCAAGAAACTGAAGCATTTCAAAAAAACAATTCTGTTATTGATCTTAGGTCGCAAATATTTCAAAAAGAAATAGATATTATTAAGCAAAGAAATTTAGATTTAAAAAATGGACTTACGATTACAGAGCAATTAAATGCTATAGATGAAAAAAGAGCTTTAATAAAACTGCAAGAACGCAATAAAGACATAACTGCTCAAGAGGCTATAAAGAAAAATTTAGAATTAGATACTGAGCAAATAAATTTAAAAGAGAAACTGACAACAGCTACAGTAAAAGGTGCTACAGATGCTTTATCCGCTATGAGTGAATTGGCAGGTCATAATAAAAAAACTGCTGAGTTAGCAAAAGGACTGGCTATAGCTAGTGCAACTATAGATATGTTTGCTGGTATGAACAAAGCTTTTGCCCAAGAGGGAATTTTAGGATTTTTAAGTGCAACTGCAATATTTGCACAAGGAATGGCTAATATACAACAAATAAAAGCACAAAAATTTGAAAGAGGTGGTATGGTTGGGGGTAATAGGCACTCTCAAGGTGGCACAATGATTGAAGCAGAAAGAGGTGAGTTTGTAATGTCCAGAAGTGCTGTTCAATCTATAGGGTCTGAAACACTTGCTCAAATGAATCAAACAGGTAATGCTGGTGTAACTGTAAATATTTCTGCTCCACTTGTAGATGAAACTGTAGTTGAAACTATAATACCCGCAATCCAAAAAGCTCAAAGAATGAATTTGGCGTAATATAAAATGGCATACGGAACATCTATAAAATTAAGTAACATCTCAGAAAATTGGTTATTTAAACTTGCTAATAGGCAAAGTGGTGGTGTATTTATATCATTTAAGGATGTAACCTATGGTAGTAATTTTTATCATGGAGTAATATTAAATAAGCCATCTATAAGAGAATCAATAGATTTAAAAAACTCTGTAGCCAAAACTTCTAATATGTCTTTAAGTATAGTTGATTTTAATTACAAAGGTAGTGCAATATCTAATGAATTATTTGGGGGAACCAATAACTATATCAATCAATTAGTTACTGTTCATTCTCAAATTAACGCTGATACTGCTCAACAAATAGGAGCATTTAGATTAGTTGATATTTCTACAAACGGCAAAACAGTTAATCTCTCCTTGGCAACTCAAAGACCTTGGGATTTTATAAAATTTCCCCAAGATCAAGCTACAATATCTTTGAAGTATTTTCCTGTTGCTTATGGTAATTTTGAAGAAAGTACCTCATCTCAAGATTCTCAAAATTTATCAGAAACTAGATCGCTGTACCCTGTACCTGTGGATAATACGAGTGGCAAAATAACAGCCTTAGTAGCTAGGTCTTACGATGGGAATGCTAATAAAGATGGTAGGCTACATCATTATGAAAAAGATTGTGATCAATTTGTACCCATAGGATTAACCAGCTCTGCATTTACAGATATATCAGAAACATATCAAGGTGGTAACGCTATGAAATGTAGAACTGATTTATTTAGGGGATTTAAAACAAAGCATAAAACAACTTTAAGTAATGAGCAATGGACAAACACAGATAATGCATTTGATTCTAGAAGTGATGATAGCTCTACTTATGCTCAATTTGAAAAAGTAACATCTGAATCAGATGCAGGAGCTGGTGACATTACAAAAGATTTAGAGTTTACACCTCCTAATATTGTTGGGAAAATTACAGAAATAGAAATATTTACAAGATACAGGCTTTATAGAACTGGTACAGATATAGATGGTAGCCTGTCAATATATGTGGGGTCTACACATATTGATACTGTAACTTCATCGTTTAGTGATAGTATCTTAACTGATACAGCTACATTAAGTGGGGCAGAGCTAACAAGTCATTATACAAATAATAATAATCAGCTACCTAACTTTAAATATAGATTAACTTTTCAAACTGATACATCTGGAGAAACTATATCTTGTAGGGTATACGACTCTCATATAATAGTAAAAGTAGCTTTAGACACTTCAGCAGATAGCACAGAATCAACAAAACAATATTTAGACGATTTAGAGTTTATGTATGAGGGAGGAGAAGGACTAACTGAATCTTATTCAGGGTCAAGCAATAGTATTACAGAAATACACGAAGCTCATAGAGATTTATTAACTAGATTTGCTGGTTTATCAACAACAGATCCAACTGGTTGGAGTGCTTTAAATACTGCAAAAGACTGGCAAATTAGATACTGGCAACTAGAACCAGTAAGCTTAGAAAAAGAATTAGAGAAATTGCAGTACGAAGGTGGGTTTATATTTCGATATAGGTTTGACGGAACAGGGCAGTATATTTTTATACAGGACTCCTATGGTTCTGTAGATGCAACTTTGGATAAATATGATATTGATAATGTGTCTGTTGCCGTAACTCCCTTTTCAGATTTAATTACAAAAATGGATATTTCATATAGAAAACATCCAGCTTTAGATCAATATTTAACTACTGTATCTTCAAGCAACTCTACATCAAGAACTAATTGGAATATTCAAACCAAAGAAAATATAGAACAAATTAGTTTAGATGCCTATGTTGGTCATAGTGCATCAGCAAGTGATATACCAACAACACCATCTAGTAATCCAAATGATGATTTTTATACATACTATGATAATATTTTTGGAGACATTAAATTATTAGTATCATGCGATATAGTTAATCCTGCAAAGTGGGTTGATTCAAGTTTAAGCCCAATAGAAGTAGGGTCTACCATAGCATTTGATAATAATAATATGTTTCCAGAGTCACCAATGGGGTATAATTCAGCATCTTGGAGTAGTCAAACATTTATAATTACAGATATCAATAGGGGAGTTGGAAAACTTTCTATTAAAGCGAGGCAAATATAATGGCAAATGTAAATATTAGAACACCGAGATTTTTTATAGATCTTCCAAATTACGCAATGAGTAGAGGAACTGTCCAAAATAATAATTATGATGTAATTTCAGATACTAATTTAATTAGCACTTTTGCAACAGGTTCAGAGCCAGAGTTATTTGATTTAAGACCACTTAATCAAGTATCTTGGGCTACAGCTACAAATGATACTGAGAGGCAAAAGCACGTTTTGGTTAATATTGATACTGAATCAACAGCATGGGAACATAATTTTATAGCTATTGTAAATCATAATATGGCTTCTGCTGAGGCTAAATTTCAAGTAGGGGCTAGTAATACTGAATCTCAAGTAAACAATGAAGATTTTAATAGCCCAACAATAATAAATGCATCTACTGTTATGAATGGAGCTAAGGATGGATCATCTCCATATGAAATTACCCCAGCAAGTAACGGCACAACAATCATTACATTTGCTAATTCATCATTAAGATATTGGGGAATACAGTTTGAAGGCATTACTAATCAAGGTGCTGATGGTGATGGTGCTTATTTTGATGATTCTAACAACTTAAAAATAGGATGTATAATGATGGGTCAGTATTATGATATGCCTGTAAGCCCTGATTTAGATATTAAAAGAAGTATTATATTTGATACTGTGGATGTACAGCAATCAATAGGTGGTCAAAGATTTTCAACAATGACTAATCATGGAAGAATATCAAGTACAGATAATAAATCACCATTTCAAACTGATACAAATAGATGGGGTAGTCATGGGGGAAGAATGGCATATGATATGAAATTTAGTTACCTAGCATCTACCGATGTAATGCCTGACAGCTATTCAGCTATTGATCGTGATGATGATGCAGTATTAGAAGATGTATGGAATATGACAAATGGGAATCACCTACCATTTATATTTACTACAGATAATAGCAGTACGGCAGAGTCTGATTATTTATTTGCTAGATTTGGAAAAAATAGTTTTGATATGACTCAGGTTGCACCTGATGTATTTAATGTATCTATGAGGATTGAAGAAGAGTTTTAGAGTCTGGTACAACAACTCCTAACTCTATAGCAGACCATCTTATAATGCGCTCTATAAACTGAGAAAATTCTTTTGTTGTAAGTATCTTGGTGCTTTCGATTTCAAAATGTGTTTTAATGGCATCGTGCATTTCTCTATTAGTATACCCTAAATCATTTGCTAATAAATCTACAATAGCCCAATAATAATTATTTTGTTGTGCAGATCTCACACCTGTTTCTTTTAACTCAATATAATAATCACCATTAAGCTTACTTATAACATCATCAAACTCAGACCTATTAGTAATAACTAATTGACCATTTTCTACTTTACAAGCAAATCGCAATCTAGGCATATTTTTTCATCCCATAGTTTCATATCAGGACTGCTCCACAATTTACCCTCAAATATGTTCCACTTCTTACGGCAAGTGGGACACCAGAATAAAGATTCGTCAGCCCTGACTTCGTCTGTTTTATGATTTTCTCTATATTTCTTTTCTACAATGGGACTATCGAGAGCATCAATAACCCATTGAATAGAGTCAAGTTTTCTTTGTTTCTTTTTCGGCAATTATTCCACCTAATAGTAATAAATAGTTTCGTGCATCCTGTACTCTGCCAATTATAGGTTCCTCACTAGACTCCTTACCTGTTAATATATAGTTCCTAATAGAGTCCATGTGTTTTAAAAGATAAATCATAGCAACTTGCTCAGGTTTCATGGATAGTCTATCCCCGATGCTTTTAAAGTTTTTAAACTTATCTTCATCAGAGACAGTATATTCTTTACCCTTGCATAGCATAATCCTATTTTCTTCTTTTTGCATAGACTCTGCCCATTTTATAAAATCAGGTACTGTCATTTATTTCTCCAATAAACCCATTTTGCTAGATTAGTATCCCACTCCCCTTTTTCCCAAAGAGTGCTGTTGTACACAACTAATACCAATATAAACATTAACATTACTTCTATCATATTGTACTCCTTTTTTATTAAATTTTTGCCCTATCGGTAGCCAACCTGTCAGCCTATCTTTCACCACATTGGTTAATCAAAAAACTTCTATAGGGCATTTATTTACTGCTAAATACTATATAAAGTATTACGACTGCTATAGATAGCCAAAACAGTCCAAAAGAAAATAAAAAGAAACTTACTACAAACTCACTTATATCTAGTATAATCATTATATATCTCCCATTTGTTTTTCCATTTCATCTGAACATTCATTGCATACTTCAGAATTAGAACATAAGTAGCATAAATTTAATTGATCCATATCTAATAAAATTTCATCCACTATACTACTGATTTTATTAATGTGTTTTTGTAATCCACTTTTAGAAAAATCTCCCATCTCCAATTCTGTGTAACTCCAAATGCTAGTTACTTTATTTCTAATTTTTTTTAAGTCTTTCATAGTTCCTCCTAAGTTAAGTACCTTAACTCTTAAAATTTAAATTCTGTTTGTCTCAATTTGGTAATAATCTCCTCATAGTCATCGTCTGTAAATTTAATGACTGTATTTTTTCTTTTCTTGACTGTCTCGTACCAAAGGGTGCCACGCTTTTCTACTGCCCACTCGACAAACTCAGCTGGAGTTTTATGAGCAGAGAATTTGGAGGAGAACACATGGCACCCCACACAGAGACAGAAACCATTATCAATATCCCATCGGACAGACCTAATAGAGCGTGAGTAAAAATGATGAGCATTAAGAGGCTTAGTTTTATGACAGTATTCACACATACCATATTCCTTAATTTTATCTGCCCACGCTTTATCAAGTTTCTTTGACAATGATTTCTTCACAATTACCTAATAAGGCATATCGTCATTTTTAACAGGATCAACAGGGGGTGTTGAGTCCTTAACGATTTCCGTAGATTCCAAAACAGATAACAATACTTTCATATTGGTCTCTATTGCTACAACCTCTTGGTCTTTTAAGATGTCCTTAGTTTTACCAAACATCTCAACAGCTAACTTTAAACACACCTGTTTATGTATATCGTGTGTTCTAGCATCTATATTACTATAAGATACTTCAGTTTGTGGCTTTGGCGCAGTACCCGAAAGTGGTTCAACTGTCCAAGCAGATTTTCCTGGCGCATACTCTTCTTTAGTAATGCTTACCTTAGCCCCTTGCCCATATACTGACAACTTTTTATGTAAAGCATCAGTAGCAAAGAACCCTGTCTCTACACCATCCTTTCTAACTCCATACAAGTACCAATTACCATATGAATTAGTTCCTGTTTTTGGTGTTTCGTACATAAGCTCTACAATATTAGCATCGTCTGGGCTTAGTTTGATTGTGTCTTTATCCATTTGATCTCCTTTTTTTTATTATTGTTTTAAGTGTATCTGTAATGTCCCTAGCGATTTCAACTTCGCTATCAATTTTACTATTCTTGCCAATCATAGCCATTTCAATAGATGCACACTCAAGATATGCACCCCTACCACTAAGTTTGTCAAGGTATTCTATTACCCCCTCAATCAAATCTTCCGTATTATTTCTGACTATTGTAATTGAGCCATCAGTATCTGAATCATACCCATCCCAAGCTATTGTGCCTAAATATCTATCTCTACTCATTATCAATTCTCCTTATTCTGCAAGAATGCCTTGCTAGTAGGTTAAATAGTTCTTGTCGTATAGATTCTATCTTCTCCTTACTAGCGTTTTCGGGGAACTCAACTCTTATTTTTTCTCTTGTTTCCATATATAAATTTATCTCCTCTCTTGTTTATATATCAACCCTTAATTAACTCTCCCCATAATGATGTTTTGCCATCTACAATCTGAACCAAGTGTACTGTAAAAAACCCATTATGATAAAAATCAACTATAGCAAAAGCGTGTTGCCAATTATGGTGTCTATTACCAAGCCATTGATTAGCCTCTGCACTCATATCTTTTAAACACCCAATAGACCAAGCTGACTTAACACCATCTATGTGAGTAACGCTAGATTGCTGTATATCGTGATGATGACCATACATAACATTTCCACCCATTCTAAGTAAGTGATTTCTAGTGTGTTGTATCCCAGCATAATGATGACCATGATAAAAGTTAAGCTTTCCAATCTTTAACATCTTACCTAATGGGTGGTATGCATAACCACGCTCTTTTAATTTAAGTGCATTCTTTACTAAAAAATCCTTAGCTAGGTAGGGGTTTTCTTCAACAAATCTATTGAGCCAATCCTCATGGTTGCCTTCAATAAAATGTCTTTCTAATACATAGGCTTTGTCTAGTGCCTCATCTATTATATCCATCCCTTTATTAACCTCTTCTATTTCCTTGGTAACAAAGGGTAATTGATATTCCAATGGTGGTCTTTTTTTCTTTTTCCATTGCCAATGACTAACTGATTCCCATTCGCCTGTGTCGCCTAAATCTATATATCCATCAGGTTTTATAATCTCGATAGCCTTACACACTACATTGATAGCCTTCATATCTGCCATAGGGAAATGCTTGTCAGGTGTTACTATGTATCTTTTTACTTTCATATTAACTCCGAATTTAACCACTTATCCAATGCAATCTCCCATTGTTGGTATGTGGCTTGGTTATTATTATATTTGATCCATATCTGGTCAAATTCTTCATGCAATCTTTTTCGCATATGTCTTATCTGTCTGTCTATGCTCCTGTTTTTAAACTTTTCATTAGTTATTTCTTCAGACCTATTTAAATAAATCTTCCTTAAATCTTTCTTCAATGTATTCATAATATTTTCCATTAGCTAAATTATACTTCAACTTTGCTGGTCTGCCTTGATTTGGCTTTCCATTCTTGTATTGAAATCTAATTTTATGTACATGGATTCCTGCATAGTCATCATTCTCAGTTTTATGTCTATGAACAGTAATCGCATTATCACATTTATTAAACCAATTAGCTGAGCCACTTATATCATAAGGTGATGGTACAGCAGGTCGCCTATTGACATCATTCTCCATTTTTCTTGGGTGAGCAACTACCCATATATGCATTTCATTCATTTTGGCAAAGGCACTCAACTGAGCCAATACCCTAGATACATATAAAGTCTCATTTTCTCCATCTCCAAATTTATGCTCTAATGTATTCCAAGGGTCAATCACTAATCCATTTAATCCAAATCTATAGTTTAATATCTTAGCCTGTTCCATGATAGATTCTATTGTTACAGAGTCCTCTTGTGTTCCTATAAATTTAATATGATCATTTAATATCTTCATTGAACCTCTAGCTGTAGATTCATTTAATTTATCTTCCCCCCAAAATGCTTTCCCAGCAAATTTACCAACAAGTTTCAACAAGTGATGTTCCACAGGAAAATTTTCTGCTGAGAATATACCAAACTTCCAACCATATTCTTGCACCATATTTATCATTAAGGCATCCATCCATTCTGACTTACCCATATTAGGCACCCCTGTAATTACAGTAACCTCAGATGGGCTAACTAAATAATGTGGGTCAACTGCATTCCACCCTGTAGATAAACCTTTGTGTTGTGGCTTTAATAATAAATCAATAGCATCATCTTCAATATCACTAATCGCTACAACCCCATCAATCGGATATGGGTGGGCATTACTCACTATATCCTGCACTTTATCTTCCCCATGCTTTATAAGAACATCATTCATATCCTTGCATCCATCGGGATATACCACTCTAAAGCATTTTTCTCTACCTATGCGCCTAGATAATTCTTCTCTTAGGTGTTTACCTGCCCCATCAGAATCTGTGCATAATATGACAGTATTTGCGCTCATTAAATGCTCTTCTGCTGACATTAAATAACTGAACTTTAAATTACTTGGCTTTGACCCTACAGATGGCGCACCATCGGGAACAGATACCACATTCATAAACCCAGATTGAACCAGAGATAATGCATCCATTTCCCCCTCAGTTATAATAATGGTTTCCATTCCCAACATAGAATCAAATCTATAAAAACATTTCTCTGCATTCTTTGATTGCCTAAAATTCTTATCTGCCGTCCTAGACTTTATATTAACCACTTCACCATTTTTATAAAAGGGAAATTGTATCCACCTATTTTCATAGCCTATTTTTTCTGAGTCCACTACTGCCCTAGTTATACACCTATCCTCAAACCATTGATAAACTTTTTCAGGTAATTCTGTCTTAGGTGGATTTGGTTTTTCTATCGGTTTTTGAGAGTTAAGTTCCTTAACTATTTTTTTCCAATCTAGTGATCCTTCCCAATTACAATGATGACAATGCCATACACCATCGTCTATATTTACAGACAGGCATTTATCTGATTTATTTTTTCTAGTGTGTGAGCATTTAGGGCAAATTGTTTTCTCTTGTCCCGATGTGCCTTTTACATATATACCATTCTCCTCAAATGTCATACTAGACTCCCCCATATAATCTAACTTCGCCCTCAATCTCGTACCCACTACTCCCTGTGTCTGATATTTCCACTTCCTCTAACCAATGATTGTCCTTAAACCACCCATCTTCATCAAGCTCAATTATTCTAATTGGTAGCGATTTGTCCTCAACTTTATTTAATATGCCTATTAACTTATTTACATTCATACAGTTCCTCCATTAGTTTTGTAGTCTGTTAATATGTTGTGAAATCTTTTATTGCCATTACTAGCCTCTTTTCTTAGAGTGTGTAATGAGGTAATATGAGAGTGCCAAAACCGATGGTCTAATGCCCACTCTAATACAGACTTAATAACATCGTACTCTACACCATCTATTTTTATTATGTCATAGAGAGTGTTTATTGATTTATTAACTAAATCATGTTTGCTTCCATTCTTATATAAATGAGGAAATCTGCTTTGCTGTTTATTTAAAAACATATTTACTATACTTGTCAATGCAAATGCTTGACTCTCACTTATATCTCTATTTATAGGGGTATTGGTTTTATTGCCATTGGTATATGTTTTATGTATATTATTATTATATAATAATGTTTGGGTATTCTGCATATAGGTAAGGGCATCTTCTGCACGAGTAGGCACATCAACCCCTAGACTATTTTGCATATAGGGGGTGTTCTCATCTTGATTGACCCATAGGAAATTTTGCATAGGGGTAATATATCTTTTAATAAATTTTTCTGTGCCTTCTTCTAGTTCAATTCTAACATGAATAAACCCATTATTTCTAAGTTCTGCTATAGCCCTTGATGCTGTGTCTTTTGAAATATTTAAAACCTTACTAAAATATATATTTCTTTTTACACAACAACCATCATCCTCTAAACTAGCCATAATCTCTGCATATACTATTTTAGAATTTGCTTTTAAATTTGGATGATGTAAAATTGGTTTTGGTATAATTCCATAAAATCCACTTTTCATTTTTTCTCCTTTACTTAAACATATCTATTTGAACACTCGGCTTAAAACTTGCATCATAATTTTTGTTCTGAAATTTAGGGTATTCCTTAATAGGGTATAATAATTTATTTTTTAATAATTTTTTATCTTTTTTACTACCTATAAAATATACATATCTGTGCTTTCTTGGTCTATCTCGCAACGGAAGATCCAAGCTACTAATGTGTCTACCATGCTTTTCTAAATCATCGGGGTTATACCTCTCCCTTCTTTTATCTGAAAGACCTGTGTAAATCCAATTTGTAGCTTGATAAATATATCCTGTATGCCCAAATGATTTATCAGCATACGAAACTAAAATTGTAGGCTTTGGCAATAATTTAAATGTCCTACTTATAAAAAATGAGGCACAGTTACTAGGTAACTCATCATTTATACACAGTCTATTTAATTCCAAGACTATGCTCTTATATTCCTTGCCACATAGCCCAACACACAGGCTATTAGAAGCTGGTGTCCCATAGGTTACAACACCAACCAATACAGACCTATCAAATAACCCAAAACTAAAACTAATAGATGGGATTCTTTTTAAGTAATGTTTATATAATAACCAATCATATGTCTCTTTGCTAGTTATACTGCTAACAGTAAAATTATCTTCCAATTTCATTTTTTCCCTATCATTGATGGTTCAACTACATTTGAAAAATATTGACATTTTTCTCCTCTTTTAATTAGGCACTCCTTTCCACTTAAATCAGTATCAAGCCATTGATTTAACTTACTATCTATCATAATACCCGAACATTTAAATCCTGTATTATAATTTGCACAATTTTTTTTTACTGCTGTTGTGATTGTGTTTTTTTCTCTGTTCATCCTCAGCATTTTTTTCCTCTACTTTAACAGGCTTTTGATAATTTTTTATAAATGGGTAAGGCATATCTAATCCAATGTTTTATAGCTACAATTAATTTAGTTTCTCCTTGGAACTCTTTTATAAATCCGTTCCACTTTGCATCATTTGTTTGTATAACGTAGGCATACTGCTCCGTAATATAATGGATTTCATCCACAATGTCAAGGTCAAATTTATCCATATTAATTGTCCAAGATCCACCAGACATTTTTAATTTACCAGATTCTTTTTCTTTTTTATAAAGAACCCTATCCTCTATAAAAGCTTTCATTCTTCTTCCTCCTTTGACATAATCTTCAATACATCTCCATAAGCCTCATCTATATTCCTTGGCAAACTTGATGCATCAGCACTATAGATAGAATATAATAGCCATTCTATCTCTTCAAATCTGTTATCTGATTCGTGGGTAATCCAATAAGTAATCTTTCTTATTTTTTCATCTATTGTCATATTTAACTCCTTTATCTACTCCTAAGATATATTGAAAATGTTTTAGCGTTGGCACAGGAAACATCTCCATACCTTGTGTAACCACCTTCTTTCGGTGTTCTATATCTCCTAAATAGCCTATGTCGTGAGTCTGAGTTTTTCATCCATAGATTTATTTTCTTAACTATCCACCTAGTTATAAAATTATTAGGTACTTGCCTGACTAAATGTTCACATTGATAATTCATGCTACGGCTCCTATATCATCAATTAATGTATATGGCTTAGGCTCTTCTTTTATGTCGCAATCTTCCATTATAGTTGATTTTATAGTATTAACAAAATCATTTACAGATTCCTCATTGTGGTCATAATGGTGTTCAAAATAATTTGATACATGACCAATTAATACAGATGGTAATATACATTCAGCAAATTTCACAAATGTATTTTCTGACATATCCTCAGAGTGTTCATTTAACAAGGTTAAAAACCTTTTATTAAATTTGCTACAGTCTTTTTGAAATTTCTTTGACTGTATATATTTTTTTATTTTTTTATTTTTTAACATGGTGTTCTCCTTTGTGTAAGTTAAGTTCCTTAACTTTGGGTTATTTCGTGTACGACTAATCCTTTTAATAATTGAGCCGATTTGGTATTTCCATTACATTGGTGACAGGTTTTTCTACCTTTACCATATGTTGGAAAATCTTCATAGTAGGTTATAAATTGCTTATCTCCAGACCTATTATTTTCTGTAACATTTATTCTTAATTGTTCCCAACATTTCCTACAGGTCTTACAATATTTTACAACTTCGTCTGTTGCAATCCCATCTAAGCAGTTAAATATTTTAGGCATCCCCATCCTCCAGTTTAATATTATAATCGTTAGCTACTTTCTTTAATAATATTTCAGTATAGAATTTTTTATCTGAGGTCATCTCTTGAGTATAACCCATAGACCACAAATATTCTATAGCTTCCATACATTCTTTTTTAGTTACCTTATTTAGCATTTTTTGCCCTTTCTCTTAGTGCTATTTGTCTCCACATATTTAAGTTATGATTAGCTACATTTAATTTAGATTTTAAATAAGCTACTGTAATTATAAGTGCCTTAATTATAAGAGCAATTATAAGCTGTGTTAGTATGTTCATTTTATCTCCTCTTATTATTTAATAAAGTGGTAGTTTTCGTTTTGGAAAGTGTATCCCTACCAAAAACACTTGCGTGGGTACTATAGGATTTGAACCTATTTGATGGTTAAACAGTTTTACAGACTGCCCCCTTGCCAATCGGGCTAAGTACCCATATATTTATACTTACAAGTTACCTCTAATATAAATTAGAGTCAAGGTGTTTCTCCCTGACATATTTCTTTGATTTGTTCCAATTTATAAAGTAACTGTTTAGCGTTTCCTGTGATCCCAAAATAATTTTTAATTGCTTTGAGAGTGAAATGTCTATTTGGCTTGAGTCCTACTTGCCATAATTTTAAACCCGCTATGCAAGTTATTAAGTGGTATGTGGCTCTATTATTGCCTTCGTGGGTGTTCTTGTCAATATCAATTAAGAACTGACACCCCTCTTTTATTTGTATTTTATCCATGTTGTTCCTTTCCATGTATAGCCATGTGGCAGTTAAAGCATATAATGATGCATTTATTAATTTCTTCTAAAATCTTTTTCCATGAATGGTTCATCATATTAGAAATATTGGCTACCTTATTATCATGTTCGTGATGAAATGTTAGCGACCTAGTGCTGAAATTCTTACTTTTTTTAGAATAACCACAGCCACACCTAGCCTCTAATTTATAAGCGTTTAGCCTTTTTCTATTGTCTCGCCTATAATTATTAGTTTGCTCTGTGCTGTATTTAGGGAAACAATTTTTGCAAATAGTTCTAATATAAGGCATTCCATCCTCCCTATATTGACCTGTTTTTGGGAAATGGCTCACGCTATGAGGTAATATTTTATTACATTGTTTGCATTGTCTGGTTATCATAAGTTAAGTTCCTTAACTCCTATTTATAATTTTATAATAAAAATATCCTAGAAAAATAGATCCTACGATATACATTAATAAAAATAATAATATTTTTGCCCCGTACATCTCAGCGAATATCATAAGACAGGCACCAATTATTAATAATAGTTCTGTATATCCTAAATTATCAAAATCTGACATATTCATTTTATAATTCTCCTTACTTGGTTAAAATATACCCAACGCTCATCCTTGGGTGCTGTTTTTGGTTTGTCGTTATGAATTATGGCAACAATTAAAAGGGGTTCGTCTTTTTCCTGATGCCAATCTAATTCTGTAACAATAGCCCTATTATAATCAAATTCATGATTTAATTCTATTTCCATCCCTACTTTATACTTATAATATGTGTTTGAATATGGATTCATTTTAATTCCTTTCTATTTTTGACTTAGACACCCAAATAATTGGGTGTTTCGGATATAAAACCCTCTTCAGTAAGCCTATTTTTCCCAGTTCCAACCATCCCGACTAATTACCATCGTATTTTCTTCAAACTCTTTTGTAACTCCATTGAATTTTACATACCAAGTAAAATCTCTTTGGAATACCTCAAACCCAAGATTAAAAACTTTAGATGTTTGATTCATTCTCAGTTTTGTTGTTCTTGTCCAATAGCCCCCTGTTTTTAATAAAATGGTATGTTCATTAAAACTAACTACAGCCGTTTTATGATATACTACTTTTGTTGTATTTTCTCCCTTTAAATTTGGCTCTGTGAACACTACTGTCTTATGAGTTCCAATTTTAACTGGTTCTGGTCTGTGGTCGTTAATCTCTACATATTTATGATTCCCAAATACACTATTTTTTCTGATTATTGTTTTCATTTTGTTTTCTCCTCTTTTAATATTCTAGGTCATTTGTTTTAGGGTTGAAATATCTAACTGTTTCATTTCCTCCCCAACTTTTCGCAGTTATTTTAAATCTGCCATCTTTAAAGCTTCCAACCTTAAAATCCTTTAGCGTTTGACCAAAAAACCTCATGGTGTCCCTACTAAAAAAATAAGGGGCTTTATCTTTGGTTAGTCTTTTTATTTCGTATATTGTTGGTTTCTTCATTTTGTTTTATTCTCCTCTTTTAATATTTTGATAAATCAAATCCACTTTCCCAAGAGTTAAGGGACTTAACTTTGGGTTTTTTATTAATAATTCTGTATACCTGTTTAACTTGGTGCTTTCTTCCCCTAGTCCAATCCTCAACCCTACCATTTTTAACGGCAAATACATGACCTCTACAGCCTAAAATATAAGTATCTAAGTCTAGGTACTCAGTGCAATTATTGGCTGTTAAAGATGTAAAATATCTTTTTTTAACTTCGAATTGATGCTCTGCGATGATTTCATATTTGATGTTAAATTTTTCGGCTACATCTTTAAAATTTCTAAAAAAGTAAAAGCCCTTATTTCGCTTTCTTCCTAATTCAAAAAAGCCCTTTTGAACTTTTTTAAATGGTAGATCCATGGCGATGGCAACAGCTAAAACAGTACAATAATTACTGTCGTTTTGGTCAATATCTTTTATAATTGTTTTGTATGTTTGTTTCATAATTTCCTCCAAATTATCCCTAGACGCTTTTAGCGTTTCGGGGGGTGAATTTGAACACCCCCCCTCATCAGTAGGTTATATATTGCCCTCCTGTATATCTTTACAAAGATTTATCACAGTAGCAACATCGTAAAATTCGGGGTCTTTTTCTTGCCCTTTTGAGCCTGTCCAAAGTCCATTTTTCTTCTGAGAGCGCATCCACTTCATTAACTCCTCATGAATTGTTAAATCCTCAGTCTTTTTGTGCATCTTAACAACCCGAAATGAGCCGAAATCCTTTTCGTTGAAATTATCGGCGTATAGACCATCTACATTTTCAATCATTGACTTAGTAACCTTTTTTAGAGTTACTTGAGCCTCTTTTCTTTCATCTCCCAAAACGGCTAACTGTACAGCCTTTTCTTTTACTAGGGTCTGTACTTGTTTTTTGATAAACCCTTTGGTTTTCTCTATCAATTCAACATCATTCCCATTTAGAATATTGTCGAATTTTCTAGTTAATTGGGTTTGGTTGTTATCGTCTCTGTGGTGTAAATCTCTTTTGATTACATCAACAACTGACTTTGTTTTCTCTCCTAGCATCAAACCTATTTGTAAAGCCTCATCAATTTCTTTCTTGGTTGGCTTCTTGTAAGTTTGCTTTGTGATTTTGCTTTCTTTCTTCATGTGTTTTATTCTCCTCAAGGCTTACGCCTTATTTTATGTTATTTAATTGACCCTCTATATTACTCCAAATTATTGGTAATGCAAACAAATTTTAACAGTTAAGGGTCTTAACTTTGATACACCTTATATATGTGAGGATAATTTTTATCTAAAATTATTCTATTTTTTGTTAAAAAAATGCATTTATTTAAAGATTTTACTTGCTATTGTCAAAAAGTCTTTCAGGGTGTTTAATTGGCTATATATGGCTTTATTCTAAGTAGATGAACCTACATATTTAAAACTTGTTTTATGGCGTTTTAGAGTATGTTATGGGCTTTTATTGAGGGTGTATTTAGCCATATTTCGCCTGTATCCAATCAAGGCACTACTAAACAGTCTCTATAGTAAAGAACAATGAGATTTACAAGCTTTATTTTCAAATAGTGGAATTTAATTTGTATAACATAGCACCACACCAAAAGCAACAAGAATAATTATTTATTTTTAAATTGCTTGGTAATCTCGTTTATTATTAGTAATATCCCGACTTTTTACAAAAAAAGCCCCCCTAGGGCGTATGAGTTCCCATGATATACTGTGTACCAC